AAACATATATACTGTCCGTCCCACGCGGACATTTTCCCAATTTTGTCCGCGTACGGCGGACAGCACTTTGCACAATAAAAGCGGTGTCCGTGTGAGAAAGACACCGCTTTTGCAAACTATTTCATTGCATTTGTTCACTTTTTAATACTTATTCCAACACATATGCCCGAAATTTTTATGCATTTTTCCGACTTGACAAAAACGCTTCACTCAACTAAAGTGTTAGTCCAGCCTAATTGTCTATACAATTCAACAATTATTCACGTTTTCCTCCCGATTCACACACAATTATTCCGTTTTATTAACTCATTTTACCCGAAAAGTGGGCAAAACCGCCAGTTTGTCCGCGGGTCGCGGACACTTCCGAAACGGGGACTCACTTTAGTCCGGTAAAGTGTCCGTGGGTGGCGGACACGTTCCGACCGTCCCGTCCGGTACGTCCGCGCCTGCCCGTTCGGTGTCGTCCGCTCCGCGGACTGCCTGTTATTTATATGTGTAACGTTAGTAATCGTGAGTGATCGGGCGGTTGTCTGCCAGTGACCGCCGGACGGCGGTTGCCCTCCGGGTGACGGACACGGGTGTAGGGTTTATGTGTGTAGGATTAGTGATATAAATTTTCTAGAAATTTTTCTAGAAAAAGTATTGACATATTTCTAGAAAAGTGGTATTGTAATATCAGAAACAAGGAAAACCAATAATACAAAATAGAAATGGAGGAAACAAAAATGAAAGAAATTAAGAGACAAAGTGGCTATGAAGTTGTAGTAACAAAATATGGAAAAGAGATTGCCAGATATAAAGTTGAGTCATTATTAACAGCAAATGAATTAGTAAAAACTTTCTGTTCACAAGCTATGAAAGAAAATAGTGAAATTTTCTTTTCCATTTATGAAAATGGAATAGAAATAGTAAATGGAGAACATTTTTCGGAAGATGCTTTTTATTACTACTCAGATCTTAGACCGGAAATATCTGCTACTTACAAGATGTCTTGCAATAGATAACATTAAAACTGCTGACCTATCGGCAATACGGGGAGAAAAGAGGATAACATGAGACTTAATAAAATGACTTATGAAGAACTTGTTAAAATGCAAAATAGCGTTGCTGACCTGCCTTTCTATGTAACAAGAAAAGTAGGAATGGAGATTAAAGTGTATGCCTATTCTCACTCGTCTATGACCAACGGTTACATTCGTAAAAATGCAACCTATAATCCGAAACCATATAAAGGACTTTTTGGTGTAGGGTTTACTGTAAAATCCAACAATGCAGCAAGCACTCGTTATGCTTATATAACTTATTATATTGAAATCGAACATTCAGTTATCTGTTCTGCTAACGATAATTGTACGTTGTGTCCATTGTATACGATAGAAAATGGAGAGCACTGTTTATATTAAGGAGGTCTCATCATGAGAGTAAAAGATTTTGTAAAAATGTATCGCGGTATGAAGTGCTTAGAAGTCGAAATTTACGCTAGTGTTACCATTTTTAATGAAGAATATCACGTATTAGTAAGGGAATTTGCCATGGATTACGCAAAAGTCTACAGTGAAAGAAAAGAAAACTTCATGTATGAGGAAGTTTTAGGTTTCGAAATTGAGTCCGGTAAATTAAAACTTTTTATTAGGGGGTGCGAATAATGCCAGCATCAAAGGACTATACCATCTATCAAGAACTCGATCTCTCCATCGACCAGATCAAACGCGAACTTCCACGCGTTGCGCAGGCGGCAAATAGCCGCCTTGCCAAACTGGAAAAAATTCACGCACGAGACCAATGGGCGTATGGACGCGTAAAAGAATTTTTTGCTTCGCAAGGGCGTGAAAAAAACCGTTTTTTGAAAGGCGTAAAACGGTCTGATGCATCTCTTCGGCAAGAATGGGACATGATGGTGGCGTTTTTGAACGCACCCGAAACAACATTGGAGGGGTACCGTATTGCTGAACTGCAACGTCGTTTTGACAAGTCTGGGAAAATTGCAGAAGAAGTTGACGAAAGCAATTACAAGGACTTATATCGTTTTTTGACGTCCAACTTATATAAGAAGAGTCTGAGAAGAGAGTTAGACTCAAATCAGATCATTGATGATTTTCTTCTGAAAATGAGTGATAATACTTATGATTACGAAGATATCATGGATGAGTATAAAGAGTATCTGGACGGCTACATCACAGAAGAAGAACTTTTTGCAGAAACTAGACTAAAATTGAAGTAGGTGAAAAAAAATGTACGAATTAGAAGTGCCTGTTATTATAGACGGGAAAGAGAATGCTTCACGTGAAACAATTTACACGGTCAATGATTTTCCGTTCTCGTCTTTCCAGACTGTACGCGAATGCCGCAAGCGTGGAAGAAAGAAAAATCCCATCGTCTATTATGATGTGGAAATGGCGTTTGACATCGAGACAACTACTTTGGAAAAGCTGGATTACGCGCGCTATAACAAAACCGGGGAAAAAGTAGTAAAAGGGACGGCATTCATGTATCAGTGGCAGTTTTGCATGAAAGATACCGTATGTTTCGGTCGCACATGGAACGAGTTTCTTTCATTCTGTGAAAAACTGCATTTATACTTGAAAACATCGGATAAAAAACGTGCAGTAGTTTACGTCCATAATCTTTCATATGAGTTTCAATTTATGAAGGATTTTGTCGAATTTGACGAAATATTTGCCCGTGACGCGCATAAAGTAATGAAATGCTTTTCTCATCGTTACGGGATAGAGTTCCGATGTTCCTATTTTTTAAGCAATATGTCACTTTCAAAATTTTGTGAAAACAGTGAGGGTGTAATCCATTATAAACTGGTTGATACGTATGATTACAAAAAACTACGTACACCAACTACACCACTTACGGAAACTGAACAGGGATATTGCTACAACGATGTCCGCGGTCTGTGTGAGTGCATCCGTGCATTACGTAAAGAGGACAACCTCGCGGAAATTCCTCTTACCTCAACTGGCTACGTGCGCCGCGAGTTCCGCCGCGCCATGCAAGCGGATAAAGGCTATTATCCTGAAATCTTTCACGATTTGGCATTAAACTTGTCGCAATACCGACTATGTAAAGATGCTTTCCGTGGCGGTAATACTCACGCAAACCGCGTCCATGCTGGTCACACGATTACGGCGAAAAAAGGTGAAAATGCGATCGTTATGGGAAGTATGGATATCTCGAGTAGCTACCCCGCACAGATTGCAATGGGTTATTATCCCATGTCAGCGTTTACCGAGGTCAAAATCACCGCACAATCCCAATTTGACAATCTATGCGATAGTCGTTGCGTAATCATGCGGGTACAATTTGATAATTTGCATATCAAAGAAAACATTCCGGTTCCATACATCCCTCTTTCAAAGTGTCAGAAGCACGGGAAAGATTGTGTGATTGATAATGGACGCGTATTGTCTATTGCTTGCTGTGAAATCGCAATGACGGAAATTGACTTGTCGATCATAAAAAATCAATACGACTATGATTTCTTTACCGTCTCGGAGTGCTACGTAGCCGCGCGCGGAAAATTACCGGAAAGTATGCGTAAAACGATGATGTCGTTTTTTATCGCAAAAAGCCAGTTGAAAGGAAATCCCGATAAAGTCTATGAATATATGAAATCTAAGAATAAACTAAACAGCACGTTCGGAATGTGTGTTACCGATCTTTTGCAGGACGAATGGGCAATGGATGCTTTTACGGGAGAATGGCATCGGGAAAAAGCAGATGCGGAAAAAGCACTGAAAACGTACTATGATGGAAAAAACAGCTTTTTGCACTATCAATGGGGAATCTATGTTACCGCCCACGCAAGAAAGCAGTTACAAGATATGCTGGACGTGGTTGGAATGGATGCCGTGTACTGCGACACCGATAGTATCAAGTTTTTACATCCGGACGTACACATTCCAGAATTTGAAGCCAAAAACAAAATACTGGAAAAACGTGCGATTGATAATGACATTCCTGCGTTTTGTGACGTTGGTGACAACCGTTATATTCTCGGTGTCTGGGATATGGATGATCTGTATATCCAATTTAAAACCCTTGGCGCGAAAAAATACTGCGGCGTTGAATGGGACGAAAAAGCGGCGCAATCTGGCAAAGACCCCGTGCGTTTTACGTCTACGGTCGCTGGCATGAATAAGAAACTTGGAGCGGAAAACTTAAAGTGCTGTAATAATTTCCGTCTCTGCCGCCGGATGGAAAATGTCGGACGGACAATCAGTTGCTTTAACAACTCGAAACCCCATTACATCAAAGTCAACGGGGAAGAAATATTAACTGCAAGTAATATAGGAATCATTGATACCACTTATACATTAGGTGTATCGAATGAATACTATGAAGTATTGGTAAACTCTCAAGACGGAGTGTTACCGGAATAGGAGACGATATGAGATATTTTGTGTTTTTTATGTTTTTAGTATTATCAACGATCTGGGCGTTACATGAGGAAGAACTCGACCTTTCCATCCTGCTTTTATTTTTGGATATTTTCTTTATTTTCTTATTTTAAGTATTGACTTTTTTGGTAGGAAGTGCTATTATAATACTTGTAAGAACAAATAGCTACATAACGAAAGGAGAAAAAAATGGTTAGAACAAAAATCGAAAAATTTATCTATTCTGTCATTGACAGAAACACAAAACAGGTGATCGGCTTTTTTGAGTCCACCGTAGAATTAAAATCTCAGAAAGCAAAAGTAAACGCGCTCACTTCCGCAGGCTACACAGAAGATTCTGTTTGTGTCTTAACCGACACCGTATCCGCCCGCTACGAGATGCCGGACGAACAGTTCTTTGCCGAAGCAAAGAGACTGGACGATTAATCAGCGCACAACCGCGGTCTGGAAGTGACCAGATAAGACGGAAACGATCAAAGCAAAGCGCCGCGGTTCTGCATAGTAAAAAAACAACTTAAATCAAAAAGGAGAGAAAATTATGAGCAAAGCTAAAATGAAATTAAACAACGTAACCGTTAAATACGCAAAGGAGGAAGACGGCAAAAGTGTTCTTTCCGCTTCTATCTCTGACGACCAGAAGAAAGCTATCTTCGAAAAAATTATCGAAGAGTTCGGTAATGATGCCGCCGCAGAAGCAAAATGGATTCCGGCAAAAGAAACCGATGAAAATGGTCTTTACGTAAAAGCGCAGACCAACTATAAAGTAGATTTTTACGAGGACGGCGTAGAGAGCGACACCGTTTCGAGTGTTGACGAACTGGGCAAAGGTGCAGTAGTTGACCTGTTCATCTCTATCGGAGAAAGCAAGTTCCGTCGCGACAAGGGATTCACCGCATACCTTTCCGCGGTAAACGTTCATAAGTTCGGTGATACCGAAAAGTTTAACCCATTTATGGAATAAGTAACCATGAACTGGGTACGCGCTCCGACTGGCGGACGGTAACTTGAGGATTTAGTTTACCTGTAGTTGATTGTTACTATATCTTGTGTTATAAAACTTCATTCCATACGTGTAAAAAGCTACGTTTTCCAGCGTAGCTTTTTTTATACTTAGCGACGCTCTGCCTTTCACCGCCGTCCATCTGCAAGCAAAACGTGCGATCATCGTGCGATTAACGTGAGATTGACTGCTGAGAGACTGGCGGGGAACTTGCGGTTAACATAGATTATGCGGGACGCGGTGCGGGATGTGAAAACGATAGAAAGGAGGATGTGAAACAAAAAATGTTTCACGTAAAACAATGATTTTTTGGAACGATATTCAATGGGAAAAACTTTTCGATGAATATAATGTGAAATTTGAAGCGGTAGACGATAACGGAAAACTAATTAAGTATTACAACCCAATTCGGTTGTTTTCTGAGCCGGACGTTGACGGTGAATTCGCAGGTGTGGCAATTACGTGTTCCAACCGAAGTGCCGGAAAAACCAGTGCGTTTGCCGCGGCAAGCTGTATCTTGTGCAAAGAGTACGGATTGCAGACCGGATGGATTTTCCGGACGAAAGGGGAAATGACGGGAGCGGCGGCGATGTATGAGGATATGTTGCAAATGTATCCAAAATTGGGTAGTGTGATTACCTATAAAAATCTGGATAAGAATGGAAATGTTGTGCGGTATTTTCTGGACGGGGAGCCATTCGGATGTGCGTTTAGCTTTGGAAGTAAGATGGACAGCGTGAAAAAATTATCGCCGTATTTTCGGGATATTTACTTTTTGTTTTTTGATGAGTTTTCCATGGAGAGTGGACAGTACGTAAAAGGAGAGAGCGAAAAACTCCAATCGTTGTTATTGACGATCAGCCGTGGAAACGGAAGTCAGTCAAGATGGTTTAAACTGATTATGGCATCCAATAATATTTCGTTGCTCAATCCCTATTTTGTATTTTTTGGCATCCACAAAAGGTATCAGAAAGAAACCAAAATGATGCATGGAAGTGGTTTTGTGTGCGAATTTACGCACAATGACAGTGCTAGTAAGGCGATGTGGGAAAATACTGCTCTGAAAGCATTCCGCGGCGGACACTATATGAAGAGCATGAGTGTAGGAGATCAGATGTTGATTGATGATGCCGTGTTTGTGCAAAAGCCGACCGGACGGTCGCGGTATCTGTTTACGATCGAGCACAGCGGAAAAAGTTATGGGGTGTATGAGTATTACGAAGAGGGTTACATCTATATTACGCATAACTATAACCCGTCTTGTAATTTTGTCGCGGTTTTTCGGGACGGAGATCATACCCAAAACACGGTTATGTTGGAACACTATGATTATTTGTTTGAAAATCTAGTTGACGCATATCGCAAAGCATATTTGCGGTTTGACGATCTAGACAGCAAAAATATGGCGGTTGAGTTACTAGGGATTGATCTTTATAAATAGTTCGTGGGAGACGGACAAATGTACTTGACATACGGATAAAAAAGATGTATCATGAAAATACGGGGAAACCTTTTAAAAAGGGGTTGCCACGGTTGAGTAAACCGCCCTGTCCTTGGCAGGTCAAAAGGTTTCCTTGTTTTAATGGACAGGAAGAAAGGAGCAAAGATGGCAAGTATCGTTTTTAATATGATTGTCGGAATGATGAAAAAAGAAAATGCTTATCTTGCTTATACGGTACGCTATAAAGGGGACGAAAAAGACACGTTGATCATTGTCCCTCATGAAAATTACGAGTCTCACATCCGGTATTTGTGGGATTTCTTTTTCATGGATGGCAACGCGTATAACAGTAAATCGCCAGTCCGCTTCATTCATAATTTTATTATGTGTGATAAATTAAGTGAAATTGAGGACTGGTTGAAATGGAATGATAAGGAGGTGGACGAATGGATGTGACAGTAGCACAGTCAATTACGCAGATGGTTGGAACACTTGGTTTTCCGATCGTTTGTTGTGGCGCACTTTTCTGGGATCGCATCAAAGCAGAAGAACGCAGAGCAAAAGAAGCGGAATTACATCGGCAGGAAGTAGCAGAATTGCAGAAAGCAATAGAAGCAAATACACTTGCTATTACCGCATTATGTCAGCATTTAGGAGGACAGAGCAATGAGTAAAATCGAAAACGCAGTTGCATGGGAGGAACAGATCGCCGCCGATGATCGCCACGGTTACTCACAGGTACACCGGAATGGACCTGATTATGATTGTTCATCATTTGTCGGAACGGCACTTGCAAAAGCTGGGTTTCCAGTCAGTCAGTACAGTACCACAAGAAATCTCGGCGAACAGTTGGTAAACGCTGGTTTCGTAAAATGCAGCAAACCGTGGAAACGCGGTGATATCCACCTTGCAGCCGGGCATCATGTAACGATGTCGGTTGACGCGAACCGCATCGTTCACGCCAGCCAGTCCGAAAACGGCGGGATTGATGGTCAGACGGGAGATCAGACCGGAAAAGAAATCTGCGTTCGGTCTTATTATGATCTCCCGTATGAGAATACCGTCCATTATCGGTATGCTGTAAAAAACGAAAAGCCGCAGAAACCTATTGAGAAATGTATCAAGACCGAGTCCGCACGTAGTTTTGACCGGAAAATCGCCGGAGCCTATCATACCAACGATCGTTATAATCTGCGCGTAGGAGCCGGGATGGACAAAACGGTCATTTTGACGTTGCCAGCCGGAACCGGTGTTAGAAACTACGGGTATTATACCGGAGAATGGTATCTTGTGAAAGCTATCGTTAATGGAATTGTCTATACCGGATATGTAGCAAAAGAGGGTCTGACACGTGGCTGATCTGACGCTTGCTTATAACACTTGTATCGAAATTTGTAATGCACCGAACGTTGGTTACTCACAAACTTATCGCGAGGGGCAAACGGTCGGAGGTATTACGTACTATGATTGTTCGTCCCTCATGAGTTATTGTTGTACAGTAGGTGGTTTTTTGGCAAGAAACCCGTGGTTTACAACTCGTAGCATGGATGGGTATCTGATCGGCGCGGGATTCCAGAAAGGAACCGCAAACCAGCCTTGGAAAAAAGGCGATATTTTGTGGCGTTCCGGGCATACCGAAATGGTATATGACCCGGCAGACGGCGGCGGATATACCATGGGAGCGCACACAGACAGCTACCCACTGGAAAGACAGGTGTCTATTAATACGTTTGTGAGTCCATACAGCGCATGGACGTATCTGTACCGATACCCAGTTGAGGTACAAAGCGGTATCAGCCAGTATGTAATTGCCGCCATCTGTGGCAACTTCTGGCAGGAGTCAACCATCAATCCTGGATTGTGGCAAGGCACGATTGTCGGCTCGCCCGGTTATGGTCTGGGTCAGTGGACGGATAACGCCGACACGAATCGGCGAACGCAATTATTTAACTGGCTGGACGCGAACGGGTACAGCCGGGAAGATGGTAACGCGCAGTTAGAATATCTGATTTATGAAAATGTCTGGTATTCGGTCGGAGCCGCAAGTGCTTACGAAAATCTGCAAGCATTTTTGCACAGTGACAGTACCGATCTGGACGCACTGACCGCCGCCTATATGAAAGGGTGGGAGGGTATCAGTGACGATGGAACGCTAGCTTTTCGGCAGGAAAAAGCACACGCGTGCTTCAATTATATTTCCGAACACGCAAAAGATTCTGCAATTACCGGATGGATTGTTGGAAATCGCTATCTATCCGATTCCGAACGATTGAATAACGCTATTATGGTATATCGGTATCTGGCAAAAGGTGAACAACCAGAACCACCCGAGCCGCCGCATCCTATAAAACCGAAACGGCATAAAATGCCTATCTGGTCATATCCCAATTTAAAAAGGAGGTTTTAAAATGACACTAGAAGAGTATTGGACAGAAATTGTTGCCGACATTGGAAACATCGAAACGCATGGTGACGCGATCGCCGCCATCAGCGAAAAAATCAAAACCGAAGATACCGACATCGGAGCTCTGATGTCAGAACGTGACGCGCTGGTCGCAGAACGGGACGAACTGAAAGGAAAGTATGATGCCGCCGTTGCTGAAATCAAAAGCCGCTGGTCTGATCTTTCCCACGGCGGAAGTATCACAAAAGTAACCGAGTTTGGCGGAAAAGTGCCGGAAGCAGAAGACACCGCAACAAGTATCAATGATCTTGATATGTCTCAGCTCATCATGAGCGGAAAAGGAGAGTGAAAACAATGGCAGAAAAATTAGATATGACCAATATTAATATGCTGAATGCCGTACGCTCGACTATGAGCGTTGATTACCGTGACCGCGTCCCGGTGGCAACACGCGAAAATATCGCAGATATTGCGAAAACGTTAACTGACCCGTACAATCCGATGGCAAGAAACGAACTCGTTCCGGCACTGGTGAATCTGATCGCCAGCCAGTCCATCAGCACGGAAGCGTTCCGCAACCCGCTTAGAGTGCTGAACAGTAACGCTATGCCGTATGGAAACGGAGAACAGGAAGTCTACGTAAATTTTGCACAGGGTTACGCGCACGATGCCAATATCAGCATCGAAGATGCGACCGCCATTTATGACAGCTACATTATGGCGCTGTATCATGTAATCAATTTTAATAACGATTATCCGGTAACGATCTGGTTTGAGGATATGCGCGGCGCGTTTCTCGATGATTACGGACTCAGAAGTCTAGTGCAGGCAAAAGTGGAGAGTGTCGTTTCCGCTTGTAACTGGGATGAGTTTACGACAGCGAAAGAGTTGATCGCATCCGCAAAGAGCGCTGGACAGATTTATCCGGTTCATGTGGATGCGGTTACAGATCAAGCATCCGCGAACGCACTGGCGAAACAAATTCAGTCCTATATTGACAAGATTCAGTTCCCGAACCCGCTGTATAATTTCGCTGGCGCGACATCGGCGGCAAAAGAAGATACCATTCTTCTGTTTGTCGACCCAGATACCAAAGCCGCGATGAACGTTGACAGTTATGCAAGCGCGTACAATCTCGACCGGATGATTCCGAAAGCACAGCAGGTTTTAATTGATAACTTTAACGATGCTACGGGTATCGTGGCTGTACTGGTTGACAAACGGTTCTTCAAAATCCGAGAACAGTACCGCATGATGGTACAGGATAACGTTAATCGCGGACTGCGTTGGAACAGTACGTATACAGTAAAAGAGATGTTCTCTTATTCCCTGTTTTATCCGATCATCGTGTTTACGACCGAGACGGTTGATGTTTCTTCCATTACCGCAAGTGACGTGGGACTGGTGAAAGCTGGAACAGATGTCAACTTCGGTAGAAGTTTTTCGGTTAGTTCTACTGGCGTAGCTGATAAAGCGATTGATGTGAAAGTAGAGGGCAACTCTTCTGCCGATACGTTTGTTATTCCGGGTACAACAATTCTTCGAATTGCAAAAGATGAAAAGAATTTGAAACTGAAAGCAAATAAAACAGAGAGCGTGCGGGTTGTGATTACCAGTCGGTACGACTCTTCCAAAACGGCAACCATTTACTTTACGACCGATTAAGTAAGAGGGTGGAAACATGGATAATTTCATTCCGATGCCGCCACAGGAAGATGTGGCGGCGGTTTCCCCGCAGACCACGGTTATTTTGGCTAGTGGTATCGAATGGGGAAATGATTACGAACACGTAAGATATTACAACGACGGAAAAGCAGGTTGTCTGGCGCACGTAAGAGAAAAAGCAATCCATACTTTTAAGCAGTCCGCGCCCGTGAGATGGGGAGAACTGACTTATAAGGGAAAAGGGAATGAGAGTGATTTTCTGAAATGCAATTATATTGCTTTTCAGAACAAACCCTATACGGAAGAATGGTATTTCGGTTTTGTGACGCGCGTAGAATGGTTGAGTGACGGAAGTTTTAAAATCTATTTTGAGCCGGACAGGTTTCAAAATAGTTTTTACGATGTTGTATTACAGCCGTGCTATGTAGAGCGTGAGCATATTGACAAAAAAGCTGATTTTGCCGGAATCAATCTTGTTCCCGAAAATCTTGAAACTGGGGAATACGTAGACAATCCGGCTGATCAGAAACTTTTGAATCTCGGTCCGATGCAGTATTGTTTGAGTGCAACTGCGGATGAAAACGGAACGAATATCATCCCTATCGTCAATCAAAACATTTTATCTGGCTTAACGTTTACGCGGAAAACAAAATATACGGACTTAATCACGGTTATACAGAATTACGTCAAAAGCGGAAACGGTGATGCTATTGTTAATGTCTACCAGGCACCAGAAGCGTGTTTCCAAACCGATACATCTGTTTACACACAAGAAACGGTGCAACCAGTCGCACTAGATGGCTATATCCCAAAAAACAATAAATTGTTTCAATACCCTTATTGTTATTGTTTAGTCAATGATGGCTCGGGTATACAGCACACCTTTAATTTCGAATACGGTAAAAATGGAGCATTAACTATGCAAGTGTATGGCGTTATGTTTAATATTCCGGCAATCTTTGTGGCTCCTCGTGAATATAAACGTACTGGTGGGTCAAAATCCCCATACGGTTTTATCATCAATAATTTCCCACAGTGTGCGTGGACGAATGACGGCTATCAGGCTTTTCTAGCGCAGTCTAGTCCTTTGTGGGACTATTCCAAAAAGCAGAATGCAATATCGCAGATTGGAAATTTAGCCGGAGGATTATTAGGAACATTAAGCGGAAATTTAGCCGCTGGCGTTGAAAGCATTTATACCGCGGCAACCGGAACATATCTACTGAACGAAAACATTAACGCACAAAAAGAAAGCCATGATTTAATTCCCCCTACAGCAAAAGGCAATTCATCTGGAAGTTATGTTGCTACCGCATTGTTTGGAAGTCAAGTTTACTGCCATGTTATGAGTGTTACCGCTCAAATGGCGAAAACGATTGACGATTTTTTCTCTATGTACGGGTATGCAACGCACAAAATTAAAGTGCCTAACATCACCGGACGGTCAAAGTGGAATTTTGTCAAAACCGTAAATTGTGGATTACATGGCGCGTGCGTCACTGATGACATCAACTTTTTGCAGGCGATGTTTAACCGCGGCGTTACGTTCTGGCATACAGACGATGTCGGAAACTATGGTCTTTCTAATGATTAAGGAGGTGATATCATGTATAATAACCCGTATCGGGTGAGCAACAAAGAAGTTTGGGGACACTGGGAAAATAACCCGAACACATCACCGGAAGAAAAACTATATTTCCGGCACTTTTTTGACAAGTTCGTAAATCTTGCCTTATCACGTTATGAGTATGACGGGTTGCCGGATGAGATTCCGCCACGGATGCTCAACTCCTATTTGTTATGGCAGGGAATGTGCCTGTTCAAAAAAGAGCCGATCACCGGACTTTTCGGCGTTTTCGGTGTTAATCTGGTTGGGGAACCGGATATTTATGGTATCCCGACCGATTGGATTGCTTATGCTATGAATGGTCAATATTATGAACAGACAGATAAGGAAGAAAGCGCGCTGATTTTCGCCCGACCTTTTGCCGTGCCGGAAATTCTAAGCATTATTCTGCACGCGCAGAGTTTGGCGGAGAAAAAAGCGTCAACAAGGGTTAACGTAATACAGCAGAGGACACCAGTAGTTATCAGCGGGGATAGCACGCAGAAGTTATCCATTGACAATTTTATTCAAAAATGGGTAAAAAACATTCCGTTTATCAAAGCCAAAAACGATCTGCGAAAACAGATTCAAATTGATACGATTGATCTGAAAGTACAGCCAATTTTTAACGAACTTGACACCGCCGCGCAGAGAGAAGTAGCAGAATGTCTAGCTGATCTCGGAATCGAAGCAAGCGGCGTTGAAAAACCGGAACGGCTAGTTTCCGCGGAAACGAGTTACAACGATGGAGAAATCGAGTTGACAAGAAACGGGAATCTGGCAACCATTCAGCGGGGACTTGATGCGATTAACGCAATGTACGGTCTTAATATCCATGTTCGCTTTAATTCGAAAATGGTGACACCGATTAACAGACCAGATGTTTTTGACAACAAAGAAGATGATAAGGAGGTGGAATGATGTTTCTTGAATATGACTACGAAACCAAAACACTGACGAATACCATTGAACAGTTGGTCATTGCAGATAACGTCATACATCCCCTCGAAAAGCAAAACATTGACGGTATGATCGAAAAAGCGGTTGCGTTGGTGTTCAATTTTGATTTTCCTTTCTATGTGGATGCAGATTCCGTGGAATATGCCGCTGTAAAGCTGGCATTCGAAAAAACGTTCTGTTTGCAGTATTTCCGCGAGCAGATCGGGTTGGAAACTGTCGGAGAATTTCAATATCATCTAAAAAAGATTCTCACACTCAATATGCCATACTATGAGCAGTTGTACCGGAGTATTACTTTTGAGTATAACCCGCTGATTACTCATAAGAGTACGCGAAAAGTAACAAGTACGAAAGATGATACACGAACTGGTGTGATCTCCGGAGACAGCACAGCAAAAAACACAACATCAGCCGATACAAATAACGACACACAAAATATTCACTCTGACAATCCTCAGATCAATTTTGCCGGAACGAATTACGCATCTACGATGGAACGGGGGCAAAATACGATTCAAAACAGCGCGATCAGTAATGGCGAGAATACCACAAAAACCAATAGCAATGACACGTATCACGCAGATAACAATGATACGATTGAGGATGAGGGGTTTGACGGAAGTTACTCTTTAGAGATACAGAGATTCCGCGATACTATCCTTAATCTTAACAAACGTATCTGCGATGACTGTAAAGAACTTTTCTATCAATTTTATTAAGGAGGATAATGATGGCAGAGAAACCAACAATTCCAGATTTTCCTAGTTTGCCCGATTTCGGTCAAATGATTACGCAGGCGTGTGAAGTTGTAGCAAGTGTGCGGGGGATTCCGTATGATTTCAATGGAACTTTGAGTCTGGAAAACAAATTCGTTGTGCTGTTTAAGACAGTAAAAGAAATGTTTGATGCGCAGGATGAACTTGTAAAAAGTTATAAAGCATTACATGATTTTATCAATCAGTTTTTTACAAATCTCGATTTACAAGGTAATGTCAACAAGAAAATAGAAGAAATGAAAAATAGCGGAGAACTGCTGAATTTGTTGACACCAACTGTAAGCAATGACGTAACAACATGGTTGACAGCTAATATCACTAATCCATCAAATCCGCCACTCGACAAGTCATTAACAATAGAAAATGCCGCCGCAGATTCTAAATCAACAGGATTAAGAATCACATCAGTAAAAACAGAATTAAACAATAATATCTATTCAATGATATTAGAAATTGAACAAGGTTATTACGCTATCGTTGACGGAAATAAAACAGACAGTAAAACTTGGTGTAGGACAAAAAGTTTTGTCAACAGAAGATATATTGTAGAATCGTCATATAGAATGTATGTATGCGCTTTTCAAAATGACGTATATATTGGAACGTGGAATGGAAGTGATTTTATCAAGATTTTCGATAATACACTATACATTCATTCTGTCAATTTTAATGAATTATCAAATAAATATAGAAATTATCAGTTTGTAATTGATTTTTATGATACTGGTGAAACATTGACTCCAGAAAATGTTTCTTCTAATATGAAAATAACTGATGTAATAGAAAATGAAAATAAAGATATAATTGATCTTAATAAAAAAATGAAAAATATTACATCAAATGTTATTTTTATTAATCACAGAGGATTCAATACAGTTGCACCCGAAAATACAATTCCTGCTTTTGAGTTATCAGCAAAAGAGGGTTTTGTGTATGTCGAAACTGATGTTCTTTTTACATCTGATAATATACCAGTATTATTACATGATGCCACGATCAACAGAACAGCACGAAATCCAGACGGGTCAAAACTAACAAGTGATATTGCGATTAGAGATATAACCTATCAGCAAGCATTGACTTATGACTTTGGTATCTGGAAAAATGCAAAATACAAAGGGACACATATTCCTACTTTTGATGAATTTATGTCTTTTTGCAAATCAAATGGATTAAAACCATTTATTGAACTGAAAGACGAAGTTGTTTATACAGAAAGTATGGTAACTTCAATTATTAATATAGTAAAGAAGTATGGAATGATTGATAATGTATGGTTTATATCATTTTCATATAATAATTTACTTATGGTAAAAAACATTTTACCTAATGCAAAATTAGGAATTGGCGCAGGATATTCAGCCACACTTGATGATAACAGTTTTATGTCTGTAATCAGACAAATACAATCATTAAGAACAGATACAAACACAGTTGCGATGAGCGGTGGTTATATATATTTCAACGAAAAATTTTACAATTTGTGCGTTAGTAATGATATACCACTTATTATGTGGACAGTTGATACAAAAGAAACATACATTTCCCTATATCCATGTTTCTTTGCTATTCTAAGTAACTGTTTATCTGCATACGATGTTAATTAAATAACGAAACTTTTAATTAACTAAGTATCAAAGAATTACACATATATAAACAACGGGCATCCCGCGGAGCGGTCGCGCCGTGTCCGCCACCCACGGACACTTTACCCGACTAAAGTAAGTCCCCGTTTCGGAAGTGTCCGCGACCCGCGGACAAACTGGCGGTTTTGCCCACTTTTCGGGTAAAATGAGTTAATAAAACGGAATAATTGTGTGTGAATCGGGAGGAAAACGTGAATAATTGTTGAATTGTATAGACAATTAGGCTGGACTAACACTTTAGTTGAGTGAAGCGTTTTTGTCAAGTCGGAAAAATGCATAAAAATTTCGGGCATATGTGTTGGAATAAGTATTAAAAAGTGAACAAATGCAATGAAATAGTTTGCAAAAGCGGTGTCTTTCTCACACGGACACCGCTTTTATTGTGCAAAGTGCTGTCCGCCGTACGCGGACAAAATTGGGAAAATGTCCGCGTGGGACGGACAGTATATATGTTT